CTCCCGTGAGGGAGCCCCTTCTTTCCTATCCGTAGGTCGCGCCAGTTTCTAGCGCGTATAGATTCATCCTTGGAAGAACATCATGACCACCCTGACAACGCAAGCATCCTCGAGAATTATTCAACGCTGCAGTATTACTGGGCGTTGTGTAACCCCCTCGGTTTTGATGCAAGTGGTGCCAGATCAAAGGATCCGGGTCATGAACTACGTTGAAGACCACCGTGTGCGTCCTCCGGACCCACTGGTGTTGCACCCTACCGCAAGGCCGATGGTTTACCGAACCGTCGAATATGCGGGCGAGGATTCCTGGGTAAAGCGTCTGGATGAGACCTGTAATGGTGTCACCACGCCGAAGTCCCGGGTGGAGCTTTGGGGGAGTAGTGGCGGATTCGCCTACTACTCTTGGTACAATGCTCCTCCTCCTCCCGTTGACTGGACGAATCGTGCCAGACTGGCGATTAAGAATATCGCTCAGAACCTTGGTGCGTCCACGTTCGAATATCGGGAGTCGGCCAGTCTGTTCTATAAGACTGGTAAAGTGCTTTATGACGTCGTGCAAGCCGCCCGCAAGATCCGAAAGGGTCGAGTTGGCGGTATGGTACGTGCTGCCTTTGGGAAGAATATCCGCCCAAAGGACGTCTCCGGGTTTTACCTAGGAGATCAGTTCGGTATCGCTCCTCTGCTGGACGATCTCGGAAACGCGATCGCTAGACTTGAAGAGAGAGTTGCACGCCCGTTAATCAGGAAAATAGTTGTCGGAGATAGCAATAAGACCTCGGTGAAATCCGTGGACTACGCTTACAAAGGCAGCTACGTTCATGAGAAACGTGGTACGTACGACAAGTCCGTCCGTGCGATCCTGTATGTGGAGCTAGTGCCCGATTATCACGACTTCACGTGGGGTAACCCGCTGGAGGTCGCGTGGGAACTGACTCCGATGAGCTTCATGGTCGACTGGTTTCTACCGGTTGGCGGTTGGCTCTCCTCTCTTGACGCCTTAAAGGATGTTAAAGGGGTTACAGGTACTGCAACCTACAAGACCATACAGACGTGGTGGTCCGCAACAACTAGCGGTCCTAATGAGTACCGGATGGTCCGGCCTCAAACGCGTCGTGATGTGGCATACTGGCGGGATACGGTGTCCCAAATCCCCGTTCCACCTTTCCCTCGGTGGCAGCCCAGCGCCTCTTGGCACAAGCTGGCTCTCTCCTTGGCAGTGGCACACCAACTCTTCGGCAAATAGCCGATCAACCCGGAGTATAGGCATCATGCCTACAGCAGCAACTATCGTCATCAATGACAATGTTCCGACCGCGCACAACTTCGTGCCCCAACAGGTCAGCATGCCTTTGTCCGTCTTCGTGAACCGTGAGGCCACGACGTCGGCAGGCCAAATGCAGGCTAGGACGGGCCTCGATCCTTCGAAGAAAACGCGCCCTACCAACCACGTTACGCAGGAAGTGGTCTTCCCAGTCGAACAGGTTATCGACACCGTGACCTCCGTTCGGTCCACTGCCCGTTTTATCGGGAAATGGATCATTCCGGAGGACTTTTCCACGGCCGAACGCCTTAAGTTCGATGCGATGGTAGAGAACGCCATAGCTGGTACCATTATGCGTGCCAGTCGGCGTGACCTGGAGCCCCCGTATTAACCGGCGGCTGAAGGACCCTGTCTCTACTATCATCACACGCTTGATAGGCTGGGCCTGCAAGCTTAAACTGCTGCTCATGGCGGCTGGAGTGATCTATGACCAAACCTGCCGACCCTCGGTTTGTGATCGAGGAAATGGTTGTGCAAAAGCTCTGCGAGACTATTGGAACCGCTCGAGCCCTGAGTGTGAGCATGCTGCTCAAACACAGAGAATACGAGCAACTCCTGGCGTTGCGGACAGACCCAAGTAATTACGAGACCGCCGGCGATTTTGCCGACGATTACCTCGTCACTGAAGTCCTACGCAAAAGCCCTAATATACCCCTGGAAGGGGTTAACCGCAGGGACAATGCAGTCCTGGCTTTTCTTGCCGGGAACCGTGGGTGCGCCGAAACGAACGAGCGATTGATTTCCGATTCCTCCAGACCGGAATGGTTTGATAGGTTTAGGGAGAAGGTCGCAAAGATCGTGGGACCCTTGACAACGGACGTTTTTGAGCGGATCCTAGGATACGCTCATCACGGACCAGGGGCTACTGTCGGTGTGCCAGGCGTCGGGACGACTGCATCTGAAAAATACAGGCGTCCGTTGACGCTGACACAGGGGCTCATGCCGTTTATCTGTGCGATTTTTCCTGAGCCTGTACTCCGTAATTATCGGAGTTTTGGGGCTCACCGCATAGTTGACGGTAGTGAGTTCTTTACCGTTCCCAAGGACGCCGAGACATACCGTGGGGCCTGCAAGGAACCGACTGCTAATGTTTATATGCAGTTGGGGATAGGCGAGTTCCTCATGGATAGATTGAGGCGCTTTGGATGCAACCTCCATGACCAGACGCGAAACCAGAAGTTGGCGGAGCGGGCTTGGGAAGATGGCCTCGCGACCATCGACCTCAAGAACGCTTCCAACAGCATTTCCTGGTCAGCTATAATGGAAGCTCTACCCCTCAATTGGTTCCACCTACTTGACCTGGCGCGTTGCCCGGTCACATCGGTGGGAGGGGATGCCGTTGAACTTGAAATGTTCAGCAGCATGGGTAACGGCTACACATTCCCACTTGAAAGTTTAATCTTTCTCGCGGTGTGCGAGGCTGTTGTCCCTGTGAGTGAGCACGGAAACGTCAGTGTGTACGGTGATGATATCATCGTGCCGCAGGCGCACGCTCTCAACGTGGTTGCAGCGCTTAACTACCTCGGTTTTAGCGTGAACGATAAGAAGAGTTTCTTGGCAGGAAACTTCTTCGAAAGTTGCGGCACTGACTGGTTTAAAGGCCAGAATGTGCGCCCCTTCTACCTACGTCGGACTGGGGAATCACTCCAGCCGTATGTGGTAGAAATTGCCAACGCCCTTCGCCTGTACGCAGCACGACGCTCCGTGTCAGGATATTGCGACTCGAGGTTCAAACCTCTTTGGGACATGCTGAGAGGCATGGCTCCTAGGGATTGGAGGATCTCGCTGGTTCCGCCCGATTTTGGGCATGCCGGTTTTATCGCAGACAAGGCTGAGGCACGTACGCGTAATGTTAAGTCGCTGCCTACCCATGGTAGCGACACCGATCGTAAGATTGCTGCTTTCGCAGCTTACGCGTATGAGGAGGGTTGGGCTTTCGCGTGCGTTTTAACAACGCCCGTGTACAAGGAGCACGGTGATGAACCGTTTCTCCTGGTCGCCCTAGCTAACGCAGGCCGTACTGAAACACCGACGCGCGGGCGAGAGCCTGTGCGTGGGTACCTAGGTCGACTGCGAAGAGGTATTGGGTCAACTAGGAGTTGGCCCGATTTGACGTGGCTGTAAGGCCATAGTGTCAATTTCTCTCCGGTCTTCGGGGAGTGGTCGCGTTAATGCGTAATCCACGTGGAAGCTTG